AATCGCCGTCCTTGCACCCTCTCGGCGTAGACCCGTCCAGCTCTACGCAGAGAACTTTCAACTGCTCCGGCGTGGGCTTGCAGATCATCTGGGCGGGTGGCTCGGCGGGCGCTTCAGCGGAGCCATATAACGCAAACAAATCCTTGCTTAATTGTGGCAAGTGCTCCTTAATCCGTTTGGCATATTCCAGCACTCCATAACGACACGCTTCCACGTGAGCCGGATCGCACCCCGGGTGTTTGTCGAGGCGCAATATAAAGTATTCCGCGTTCACGTCGCATGGCGATCCGTCTGCGTGACTGACATGATACTTTATTTTTAACCCGTCGTGCTTATCCTCCGGCGTGGGCTTGGGGATGTCCTCGCGCTCCAGGTCGGCGAGGATGGCGCAGAGCTGATTAACTTCACAAGGTGTATATGCAGTCCGCATTAATCCGTTAATCACCGCCCGTAACCGCTCTTTCATTTCTTTGTTATCCATGACCCACCTCCTTCTTGTTCCATCGTTTTTTTGCAGTATTATCGGCAATCATCATGGCGAAGTTGGCTACGTCAGCGGTTTCTTCCACGGTATTTTTAATGTCGTCTTTATTACCGTCCTCCAAAATGCTGCCGTCGAGTTCGTTGACTTCTTGTTCAATCCTATCCAGCAGGTATTGCGGTTCGCATTTTGACCAGTTACCTTTCCATTCGTTTTCTCGAAGTTTTCTTTCCATTTGACGCGTGAACCAAAGCACTTCTTTCCTAATTTTCATTTTGCGTCCTCCTTCTTGTTTCTCGCCGTGACCGCCTCCAGTTTTTTACGACAAAATCCCACAAACATTTTGAGATTAAATTTGTAAAACGGTTCAGTTTTATACCTGTCCTTAATTAAATCTTCGGCATATTCAAGGCCAAATTGAATATCGCCCGAATTATACCTCTCCTCTTCCCATTCATCAAACTGGCCGGTTAGTTCCATAAAATCCAACACCAGTAATTTACAGAGACTCATTCCCCCCCCTCCTTCTTGTCGCGCGTGACTGCCGCGATGCCGTCCTCTTTGTAAAAATCATCTACGTCGTGAACTTTGCCGTTCATTATTCTTAAACCACACCGCTCGCACACGGCACGGCAGAAGGCGAGGAGGTCGGAAGGGATAAAACAGATGCTTGTTCCGGTTGCGTTTCGGTAGATGCTAAGCAGGGGTAGCTTGGTATCTCTTTCTTTTATTATATCTACGCCCCCAGCTTCCATCCCGTCCAGCTTGTCCGCGATCTCGGCGTTTGATAATTTCATTTGCCCCTCCTCGGCCAACTCCAAACACCATCATTATGACGTTTACGTTTATGGCCTTTATTCAATATACAGAAGTGCGGTATGCCCCAAAAGTCTCGTTTCCTCGCCCCGCACCGCCGTCGTTTTGTCATAACAGCCTCTCAATGGCGGTCCGTCTATCTAATCCTATACGAACAAAATCTACCGCTAAATTGAGGAAATCATCGTGGTTAAATGCCATTGCTTCGCCCCGGTGTTCCCTTATTTTATTTTCGGCGATCATTCCTTCGCGCTTACAAATCAATGCCTGAAACTCACACTCGTATTCTACTTGGGTCATTTCCATTCTCCTTTATATGTTTCTATTTTGCCACAAATACGGCATTTGCGTGATTGTGGCTGGCCGTCTGGATAATAAACAAGTTGAACAGCAGATAACCAATCCGTCCCCCAACAATGGAACCCAAACACCTTGCAGATTTCACCGCTGGCGGCGAGCTTGCGGATGTCATTGGCAGGGAACATGCCCTTGTATGCTTCCTCCAAAGCCTTCCAAAACTCCCTGCTAGCCGCATCAAGTGTAATGCCTTTGTCAATCGTTACCGCTCCATTCGTGCAACAGATTTCAACTGGGCCGATAGTGATTGATTTAGCGACATAAACAGCGCTTGTCATCTGATAACATTCCAGCGGTTCAATGCGTGACGTTAGATCATTCGTCTCCCCCCGCATTGAATCTTCCAGCTTCTCAAGACGCAACATTACCTGATTCGTTTGCGTCTGCCCTCCCCGCCCCGTAGCGGCGAGCAGGAGCAGGGCGAGCGTGAGTGTGTATTTCATTTGTTTCCTTTCGTTTGTTACGTTCCGTGGTTGCCGCAATCAGGTATCGTGTAATTCCATATTCCCTGTTTTCCCCTAACGCATATCGGCTCTATCACTTTTATGTCAGCAAGGATTAGCCCGTACCTTTTTGTTTCTCCGCAATTAATTAAGGCTTGCTGGGAATCGTTGGCCTTTAGGATTCTATGCTGCTTCACAAAAACAGTTCCGAGCAATTTGCCTTTTATATCAACGAAGTCGGCCGTGTCTATAACTTGCCCCATAGATATATATTGAGAGGCAAGATGTGCGGCCTCTTTGTCCCACTTTAGCCCAGCGTGGATGCCGATTGTTTTCCCTTCAAGACAGGCAAATCTACTATGGGTTCGGGTTTCAATGGTTTTCCACCCCGCCATTATCCAAGAAGCCCACGGTTGCCAAAGCGTAATTACTGGTATTATCATATCCCCCCCCCCCTTCTTTCCCCCGGCGAGCAGGCCGGGCATTCGTGGTTTGATAACCGCCATCATTTCAAAGTGACCAGCCTTACCCGTCAATAAGTCCCGGAGCCATCTACGCATCCAAGCGTTTTCCCGCTTGAGCTCGACCTCGTTGCCGGGGTGCAGGTGGTAGCGAACCAATTTGTATCCGTGTTTTACGGGATACTTTTTGGTTGTCCATGCTCCGTTCAAATCACAACCGGGGTGATGTAACACCCACACCGCTTTCGGATACTTTGTCATTCACCCTCCTTTGCTTCCTTCACGATCCTGCGGACTTCATCTGCCAGAGCCTCGAAGCAACGTCTGACATTTTCAGCTTTTCCAGCATCATACAGACAGGTATCTTCAGTCTGCGAATAAATCTTACACAGCCTCTCCGCCAGCCCCGCGTCAAGTGGTTTGGGGTTCATGGTGTCCTTTTTCATTTCGGCCATTCCCTCCTGATAAAGTCTTTGCGTTTGTCAAAAAAAGGCACTCTGGCGGACTCGCATTGATCGGCTAATTCTGAAATAGCATACTTTGGACACTCCCGTGCTCCCGGTCCCGTTTCTGGCCCGGCGATCACCCAATCAATACCCGCCATTGCACTTAATGAATCCGCGCCATTGAATGCGGAATAACATAAATCTACCGGCTCCAACATCGGCTCCACGCTTACGAAATGTACTGCCGCAGGGATTGACAATAGAATCGGAATGCGCTCATCCGCCCGCGCCTGGTTCTCAGCCGTCACGCCAAGCCAAACATTAGGCCAGGGTTCAGTTCCATGTTTTGTGTTCTTGGCAAAAAAGTCAGCCATCCGTTTTGGCCGCTTGGTCAAAATCATATAGGTGTGCAGGCATGGCTGGAGAATATCCGTTGACATCGCGTTAAAGACTTTTTTAATCCATTCGTCCGACACATCCTCATGGAATAAATCGCCCATCGAGCAGACAAATGCGCGTCGTGGTTTTTTCCATCGCAACGGTTCGTTTAGCTTGTCCGGATGAAGTGTCACGGCAAACCCATCGCCAGTCGGATACCCATACCGCCCCGCCAGCCGCTTTGCCATTCGTGAGGCGTAGCAATGCTGGCACGCTTCGCTGATCGGCGTGCATCCTGTCACCGGATTCCAAGTTTCGTCACACCATTCAATTTTCGTTGTCATCTGTCCTCCTCGCGTTCACGCCCGGCGGCAATGCCGTCAAGCCGTTGCCATTCTTTCTCTAATTCGGGGTAATGCTGTTTAATCAACCGGCGTTTTGTCTTCCCGCCTTTAGGACAAAAAGCGCAAGATACCCTGTCAAAAACATCGTAAAGCCCATCCCAATCATAGCCGAGCGATTTACAATAACGCAAGCTGTCGAGTTCCCCCCATCCTAATTCAATCAACGGAAACTTCACCGGCCACTTCCGGTTTAACATCCAGCCGGTTTGCGTTCGCTTGGTCTCATCGGCTGAAAATCCGATATACTCCGTTTTGTCGCCTTTGATTCCACGGATATACTTTAGACAAGTTCGATGCTTACACGCCGTACACCACCCGCCAGAAGATCTCGGCCAACCCCAGCACGCTAACTGCTCGTTAAAATGACGGTAATATCTCACCTTTACTATTTGTAATCCTGTTTTATCCTGCACTTGCTGGATATGTTTTGCCATCTGCGGGAAGTCCCATTCACACTCAAAACAAACCACCTTATCAATCTGAACGCCCTGCTCGATCAGCTTGTGGAGCATGGCTGTGGAATCCTTGCCACCCGAAAACGAGACGATGTGTTTCATGGTTTATTCCTCGCGTTCACGCCCGGCGGCGGTTAGCTGCACTTCCATTCTCCCCTATATCGCTTCCGTTCTCGACACCAAAACCGCGTCGAGTCGTAAAAAACCTGAGCGTTGAGTTTCTTCGCCCATCGCCTCCGCCCACATTTCCAACAGCGGAACAGATGGCGAGGGGAATAGCGGAAGTGCATCGGTTTTCCACCCATGCTTCTATCAATGAAATGCGTGGCCGGTTGCATGTCTGCTGAAAATAGATGATTCATTTATTCTCTCCGGCGGTCAGCCCACGGGGGCGGGTTGCTTGCACGGCTCTATTTTCCTTTGTGCGTTCCAATTCCAACAATCACATGCGCAAATATCACCCCAAAGAATCCACACCCGATTATCCAGCCCCAACTTTTCGGTGTTAATCCCCAACCGTAAATCATCGTTAGAATTGAGACTGTTACAGCGATCATTAAGCCGAATACAGTAACCAAGAATTTACGAATTGCATCCATGACTTTATCCTTTCGTTTGTTTCCCCTCCCTGCGGGAGAGTTCTATGCGGGTTGCTTTATCCCAATACCATTTTTTGTTTGCAAAACTCACATACCCAATCTTGATCTGCTTCTATGTTTTCAAGAGACACTAATTGCATCTCCCCGCATTTCGGACACCGAAAAAGAATCATCTTAATTTTTTTCATCTGTCATTCCTTTCCTCCCGGCGGGAGAGTTCTATGCGGGCGATTGCGTTAGCCCCACTGCTCGGCCATTGCTTGTGCTACTCCGATTAGTGTCCGACTGCGATTCTTCCATCTATCCGGTCCTGGCGGCTCTTTATGAACTCTCGCCAGCCGACCATTCACTATATTTGTCGGCGTCAACTTAGGAAGATTCTTGAGCCATAAACAAGTTGCTTTCGTTTCTCCATGCCCAAACTGCCAAGGCTGGATAATCTGATCTGGTTTGCGCCAGATCGTTGACATAATTCCAACGGGGTTTTCCGTGCAGGTCTTTGGAATAGAACATCGCGCTAATTCCAAGAAAAACCAGATCGCCTTTCGTTGTTCAATTTGTTTTGTCTTGAACCACCGCGCCCCGCTAACGGCCAGATGTGTGCAAGGTGGGTGGAATATCCCTAAGTCCCAGCCAGCATCAAGAATTTTGATAACATCACCTTGGATATGATTACCTCCACGCTCACACGGCAGAAGGTCGCAACTCCATGCGTCATGGCCACGCGCTATAAAAGCCTCTCGAACAATCGCGGAAAACTCACAGCCGATTAAGATTTTCATTTTTCTCCATCCTCCCGCGTTAAAACGTAACAGTCAAAACCAGTACCGCCGCTGCTATCCAGTAAATCGCATGGCGGATGTCGCCGTGCCAGAAATATACGGCAGACGCTCCGATGCTCAATGCAACCTGAATTACAGGGAATATAGTTTGTGGGTTCATTCGTTTTAACATCATCCCTGGGGCGGTGCGGGAGTTATTTGTTTAACCTTCTCCCGTCTATAAAACGCTGGTGCAACGTCTTGCATTTTTTAAGCGTCCAACCGGGAAGTTTTGAAAACTCTTTGTAATCAAAGGGAGCGTCGGACAGTAGTTGCTCCCCTAAATGCGAGGCTTCGGGATATTTCTCCTGAAATTTCTTGTGCGTTAATTTGGTTTGTTTGTCAAAGGAAACAACCTTCGGTTCTTTGACGCAGAAAAATCCGGCGCTATGGTTCGTCGCGTTTCCGTCGCCGGTGTTCATGTCGCCGGTGTTCCTGTAGCCGGTGTTCATGTCGCCGGTGTTCATGTCGCCGGTGTTTATGTCGCCGGTGTTCATGTAGCCGGTGTTCATGTAGCCGGTGTTCCTGTAGCCGGTGTTCATGTCGCCGGTGTTCATGTCGCCGGTGTTCCTGTCGCCGGTGTTCCTGTAGCCGGTGTTCATGTCGCCGGTGTTCGCGTAGCCGTCCGGTATTATTTCTGAAAGGAGCCGAATCTCGCGGCAAACAACTTTTAGATCGGAGCCAGGAGTGTATTCTTCGATTACATCCCGCGCCTCAACTGCAAACAAGCGCGTTCCTTTATCATTATAATACGACCACGGGCCAGAAGGATGGACGCAGAAATGGAACCCACTCTCACATTGTTTAATCTCGCCTTCGTGCTTATACCATTTGCCAAGTTCAAACTTAAATCCATGACAGGTCATGTCTGCGTTAGTGGCTTTGTAACCCTTTAGATAATCATAGTGTTTCACCGCGCACCTCCTTTATTCGTTTCTCGTTCTCCTCGATCATCGCCAGCAAACCTTCGTGAATATCTGGAAGGCAATCTATCGCCACCAGCAATCGCACGTTCCGTAGGTCGCCGTAGTCAATCGCGCCGTTGCTGCGGCGGGAAAGATAATCTTCAAGATACTTGCGAACCTGCGGGACTGTGGCGGTTGTGGTCATGTTTTCAATGCCTCCTTGCGGCGCTTGAGATAATTATTTTTCAACTCAATTAAATGCTCCATTGCCGCCTTGTAATCCGGCTTGTCTGGATTAGGGTCGTCTTTATGTTTGCAAGCCCATTCCCATTTTTTGGGTTCGTTGATTTGCAACCATTCAGCAAATGCCAATGAAGCTATGTGTGCCGAAAGATAGATTGACCATTGATGGTGAAGTGAGCATAAAAGTATTCCTACCCACGGATTATGTCGCGTTGCATAGTGTTTCCTATTGATTAAATGATGCGCCTCCAAAGGCCCAGAGCAATCTTTGTTCACGGCACAGTATGGATATACCGTATGTATAAGATCACTCCAAGCATCGTCAGCACGAACCAGCCAGTAGGTCGAAGAAACATCCTCAATCCGTTTCTGCAACTTCGACTTCTTTGGAATCTTGGCTTTCATTTACCCCCTAAAAAGGGAGGTCGTCCTCTTTTTCATCTTTTTTGCCGTCCTTGGGAGCATTCTTTCCTTCTTCAAACGGTGTTCCCGCCGGTGGCACGCCTGCTTCTTTCGGCTTCTCATAACCATTAAAGGCTACCTTCTTCTTCATTATTGTCGTCTTGCGCCCCATATTTGGGCCACTTTCAGGAATAAAGATTTCCTGTTTTTCTTCAACAATAACAACCGCCGACTTACCGACGATATTCTCCAGAATGAAATCACGAAGAATAATCATGGCTTCCTTGTCACTGTCTGGCAGTTCGTCCGTGAATCCGCAAACATGACCGGCAATCAACGCCAATCGTCGGATAGACTTCTCCGTACAAAACGCATCATCGTTATATTGAAACTCCTCGTCAGTCGTAACCCATGTAACACGAATATACGGGGTTTTCTTTACCTTGGAACTTTCCAGTTTTGCGCCTACGCAAACGGAAGGATTCGGGCCAACGGGCGGCCACGGTTTGTCCATTAGATCGTTAATTTTTCGGCTCATCTTTTGTTCCTTTCTTTTTGCTGATTATTTCCGAGAGTTTCTTTCGTCCAACTTCGAGAGTTTCCAAAGGATACTTTTTCTCATCACTTTCCAAGGCTGTCCATGCCGAAGTGCCAAAGACTTCGCGTAGCAACTTAACCTTTTCAGCCTTGTCAGCATCACCACGGCCAGGACAAGTCAAAAGCAAGTCGTCCTTGACGTTTTCCAACACCGCTGCGCGCCGCGCCTTAATAGTTTCCCAGTTTGGGCCTACGCCTTTTTCAAAGCTTGGCTTGCCCTCATGCTTGACTACTCCTCTGCCTTTCAAATCGAGCGAATCAATATATGGCTTAAAAAAATCAAGGTCAGGATTATTCTTGCTAAGTGTCCCCGTCATAATATCAAACCGATCCTTCACAACAAAAGCCAAGTGTTTGGTATCATCCAGACGCATTTGAACAAGTAGGGAAGGCTCATGGCCCAACTCTGTTTCCGTTTTCATCTTGACGCCTGTTTTCTTGATTTCTTCCTTGCCTTCTTCATCTAATAGAGTCTCCCATACATCACCTTCGCGTCCTACAATAACAATATGTAAGTCTGAATAAGCAAAAAGCTCACTGAATTTACCCCACATATCCTTGAGTGGCCCCCAATCTTTCATAGACAATCTGACAGTTTGAGGATTACCACCCGCAGAAGCCACACGACTTTTCTTGGCATCAAGATAATCCGTGCATAATGATCGCCACGGATGAGTTACCGAATCAATAATGGCAATATGCTTTTTAGCAATACACTCATTCGTAAAATCAATTAGATCGGCAAAAGACCGTGAGCAAAATGTCAACAAATCCTTGTTGGTAATTTTTTTAACCATTGTTGCAACATATCCCGCCGAAGGTTCGGTATCAAAAAATGCCAACTGACTTTCCGGGCAATATGTTTTCTGAAATTGTGCCAACATTTTTGACACTGTATATGTTTTTCCTGTTCCTGTGCCACCAAAAAAACCACCTTTAAGATGCGTGGGAATTGTTGCGGGTTGAAGATTCATGATAATAACTCCTTTGTTTAGACTGCAATTTTATAACGCCATATCCTTCCATCTGTTCCCTTCATACGTTCCGACTCTACCGAAACACCATTAGCACGCAACGCCGCTACATCAGAATGCACAGCCATGCTTTGTGTTGCTTGACTAATCTCCCATGTTGTATGCCACCCTTCTTTAAGAACGGAAAGTGTTTTGCGTAAGCGGTCACTGGTTTTTAAGTTTCCCGCATTCATTATGTCTTTCCTTTCTTTCGTTCGTTGTTTTCCTGTTGCGAGTCATATCTATCTTTGCGTTTAATTTCCCACCTGCAATCGTCGCAGACGCCGCCGATCAGTTCTACAATATAGAATACCTCCTTGCACTTACGGCAATGCGCCTTATTTAGCGGCACGTTTAGCGTTACGTTTGTCGTCGGTAGTGTGATTCGGCCTACCACCATGTTGTTGTTGGTCATGTTACAATTCCACGCGCTTTTCTGTATCATCAATATTCCGTGCGATACGCTCCAAGTCTTCGATCATGTTGGACAATCTTGAAGCCAATTGCACCTGTTCTGATACTTTTTGGGGTGACTCCGATGCTGGTGGCTTTGGAGATTCAGGCCTCAAAACCGACTTAATTCTGTTTGATAAGTGTTTTGATTGTTGGCCGACACTCTCGATTGCTTTTGAGAGTTGATCCATAGCATTGCTGATTTGCGTAGCTTTTTCTGGTTCCATACTGGCTGTTTCACTCATGACTTTCTCCTTTTATTTTACCGATACGTTACGTTTACCTTTTACGTTACCCTCGCCAGCGCAATTAACCCTGTCTTTTTGCCGGACTTGCGTTGCTCAATGGCTTTTAGCACAATGCGCCCTATCCGCTTGCTATCGGAGATTTTTTCTGCCAGCCACGCAATGTTTTCATCAGTCGGCTCCATCCAATCAGTTATTTGCTGGTTGGGTTTTTTCGCCTTTCCCGCCTTGAGTTCCAGGCGGCGTCTTGCGCGTGAGGCTATTGTGCGGCCTTTCATGGTAATTATACCTTCAGTTTATAGCTTGTTTATCGCCTTGATTACCGCCGCCAAGTCAAGCGTTTCAACGGTTTGCTTGAGAACTTCGCGTTCCTCCGCAACATCTTTTTCTATTTCAGGTGTATAGTCGTAAGTATCCGACAGATAGGTTTTAGGCTCCTTGTCGTTGTAAAACTGGATGTCTCGCGCCTTTTCCTCCTGTCCAGTTTTCTCCCATACTTTACCGACAATTTTCCTTACTATGCGCGTTTCCTTAATTTCGATTGTGAACATGGCTTATTCTCCTTTGGTTTTCTTGCCCTTCTTGCGGTAGATGTCGGATATTACCTTCATCGTCCCTTTTTCAGTTATCATAATGCACTTCCCCGCGTTTAGACTGTCCAGGTAAGCGTTGAGACGCGTCTTGAGTGATACATTTTCACTCAGCCATTTATTACAAGCATCGTAGAGATTGTTATGGTAAAATCCTCCCAAATCAGAACGATGAAACGGATGTCTTCGCATACACAGGTAAAGCGCGGCGCTGTCAATCATATCGTTTGTTTTCATGTTAATCACTCGCAGGGCTGTTAGTGATAATCTCGATATATTGCCGTGGTGACAGACAACTTGGCACTTCCACCGGCCTCGAAAGCTCGCTTGCAATCGCGTTGGGTGGGTTAAGCGGTTGAAACTGCTTGTCGCACCCCCAGCCTTTACCGTAACATACCGGCTTCCGTTGCCCCCAGGTCGTGCGGTCGCCGCCAGCAAACGAGCGAAATGAGTGGGTCATATCATGTATTTCCTTTTTTGTCCTTTAGGTCGTTTTGATGATATAATTCTGCTCTAATTCTCGTAAGGCAATCTAATACTAAAAAAACAAAAACCATTATTATAAATAGCAAACTTGCTATTATAATCAACATATCCAAAATTGCATTCATAATTTATGGCTTTTTAACGCTCTTTGTCAGGTCTCAAACACCTTGCTATGATTATATTCTTGATGATCTGCGTCCGCGTCGTGCATTCTGCCCGTGCCCTGTCGTCAATCAGAGCGATCCAGCGAACCGGTAGCACAATGCTAATCTTTTTCATGGGTTTCCTTTTGTGCATATAGTATCCTCCTTTTTTATGTATAGAAGAATACCACACAAAGTCCAGAATGTCAACTTATTTTTTCAACTATTTTCTTGCACTTTCATAAAGTCATAATCACGAAGCAGTTGCACGGTTAAGCTTCCGTGGAGCGCAAGACCTGCCTCGTTCATCAGCCATACGCGGCCAGAATCTACCTTGAAAACTTCGTAGATGGCCGGATGCTCGTAATGTTTTGGGCAGGCTACCTTGTCGCCCGGTTTGAGAGCGGCTGGGATGGGTTCGTAGGTCATAGTAATTCTCCTTGTGGTGTAATACTTGCATTACATGGTGTAACATTTGCACCAGACGATTGCACTTCGTTGCCCCAGCAATCCCAGCCGGGAGTCCGTTGACGGGCGAAAAGCTCTATGCGGGGTAGGTCGCCAAACAATTCAACGATCTTATCTCTGATTTCCGATGGCTTTTGAGAATGTTCCATTATCCGCGCATCGCATATTTGCGGAACAGAGCGACTTATTCTTGGCAATCCTTTTCCACGAGTTCCCAACAATGCAATCTCGGCATTTGCGCGGGTGTAATTTCCTAAACCAAAAAACCAAGTGTCGCTTTTTTTGTTCTTTTTTACCCATGTAAAGGCAATGGTTTTATAAGTAAATCCCCACGTTTCCATCAACGCGATCCCTTCTTTGAGACACGGATAAGTTACCCACATAATTAAGACGGCATCTTTCATGCTGACAGTTTTCACGGGAAGATTCTTTAGTTCTGTTGAAGGCATCACAGCGTAATGATCTGCCGCATTGCGTTTTACGTCTTCGGACTTATACCAGCACCCGTATTTCCACGGCGGGTCAGCATAGATTATCTGATACTTCTTATCTGGAAATGGTATGTTCATGTAGTCACCTTGAGCGTTAATCCCATCCCCTGCAATTCGTCGTGGGTATATTGTCCATTGCAAACGATGGTTCGTTCGAGCCGGTAGGTAGGTTCGTCGTAGCCTGTATCGCGCTTACCCTTGCCCGTTACCCTGTGGACAATGTATTCGTAACCTTGTTTGCTTACAAGGATGTCGTTTGTCTTTAATTCTGGTAGAATCGCCATAATTACCCCCTTGGTGGTGTTGGATTGATTGTCTGCTGATATGACCATTCCAATAATTCCATTACCGTTGCTTTGCTTGGCAACCCTTCAGTATGCCCGATAAAGTCTGCCAGAAGTTCGTCAAAACCTTGGTGCAGTTTAACGTGTCTTTCCTTGTGGTCTTGTTCGCTCATTTTGGTTGTTGTTGTCATGGTAGTTCTCCAAACGTGTGATTGCCAATAGTCGTTTTCCCCCGCAACGCTTTTCCCCATGAAGGGGAGCAGAGGCTTGGATTGTAATAGTGGTTTGCCGTGACCGTGGGCTGAAACGTGCCGTCCATTATCCGCTCGGCAATCATCGCGCAATCCATCCAAGCCATTGCGCCGATCTTTCCCTGCCTCATGCGGTTAGCGTTTGCCGCCGCGTGTGCCAGCCCGTTATTCAGACATGAGAATTGGCGGCGTTTTGTCAATACCTTCTCCACGTTAGCCGCTTGCCCTTCGGCTCGATTCCATATCACACTTGCCACGGCCAGCTTGCCGGTGCGCGGTTCGCCGCCAGCTTCCAGCATAATCACGATTGCTATTAACATAAGTGTTGTCATGGCGTTACCCTTCCTTTCCATAAATCGCGCTTGATATATGCTACCATTTTCTTACAGGCGGAAAACGGCACTTTGAACATGGCGGGATGCTTCCTGTCAATTACGCCGATTGTGCCGTCTGATCGTAGGCCGTAGCCAATATATTTCCATTTCATGGCGTCATTCTTCCTTGCTTTCAATACGCATACTTGACATATACGGCAAGTGCGTGTATTGTATTTACTCCTGGCCGGTTGCGGATTTGATTGCGGCGCGGGCGTCTATAACTGCGCTATGCACGTAAGACCACGGAACACTATTAGACACCTGAAATATCAGGTTTTCCAATGTATTCACAAGCGCGTCATGACTATTTACACTTCGGACTATTAGCCGGGCGTTGGCGCGTTGTTGGGCCGACGCTTGGCGATTTTCAAGACTTTCCGCAGGCTTGCCTCAACGTCAGCAGGGAGATTGTGCAATTCTTCCCGCTTATTATCCCCGCGAAATAACAAGACCGCTTGCCAGTCTGCGTTTGTTAGGCTTTTATCCATTGCAAAGAAGCACGTCCCGCACGTCCAGCCGTTATGCTGTATGTTGCAACGCGTTGCTTTTTTTAGTGCCCGTTTCAATTCGGTTTTTGTGATTGCCTTAACTTTGCTTTTACTCTGTACTTTCATGCTCCGCCCTCCCTTTGGTTTTGTTGGCGCCTCATCGGATACGCCTTAGAGCGTATGACCCGGACAGGGCCGGGTTTCGGCGTTATGCGTTTTGAATGTAGGCGTTCAGGCCGACAATAATCGGCTTGCCGTCCACCAGGGCCGCGGTTGCCTTGTTGCCGCGGCTGCTGGCCACAACCAGGGTTTTACCGCTGGCGCTGGGCGCCGGTTTCTGCATTGGGATCGTGATTACCAAATTGCCGTCTTTAATTTCTACCTGCATTTTCTGTCCTCCCTTGTGCCGGTTGACCGGCGTTGTTATTTACTCAAATTGTCAATATGCACCTGTTCCGCCTGCCCAATCAAGTCTGTCAGGCAAAGCACCTTGCCCGCCCGCGCATCCTGCCCAAACTTGGCAAGGTTCTTTTTGCAGATTGTCTTGCGTTCTTCTGGTGTTGTCCCGTTGTTCTCATACCGGATTACTGGCTGGTTTGTTCCTGTCGTCATGGTTCATCCCTCCTGTGCGCCGGGCGCGGTTGTGTGATGTTATACTTCGCCCTGTTCGACCGTAACCTTGCGCCCGTGTAGCTCTTGCTTGATAAGGTCAACGTCAACCGGGAATATCTGCAAGGCTGAATCCTTATCGCCCCAGGATGCTTTTGATCCCTGATCGCTTAAGTGGAGTAGATACAATCCTTTGTAAGGTTCTTCTATTTTCCTTAATACTTTCATCGTGTCCTCCGTAAGCCGGGCGCGGTTAGTGTTAGGCGGTTAATTACCACGTGCTACGATCATGTCGCCAGTACCCGCCGTGTACAGTCCATACAGATCGCCGCGCAATCGTGCATATACGCGCTTGCCTGTAATCCTGTCCAGGCACGGCACGCGCATACCGTCATACTCCCGCTGGTTATCGCCTACTTGATCGGGCACGATAACGCGCATATTATCGTGCACTGCGTGCGCCTCGGTCTTGTCGTTGTACGTCCATTTCATCGCGTGGCCCTCCGTGTTCGTGGTTGTCTTTGCTTTCATGTATTTATATAGTTAGTAGCTTGAACCGTGCCAAGTCGCGCCAACGCACCTGCTATTTATACCGGACACGCGTTCCACGCAGGCGGGCATTGATAAAGTCGCGTTAAATATATATTTACCATTATCACTTTTGACTTTGGCATGGAAATTGTACCGCCAAGTTTGCAAATGTGAGAATCAGGCTTGCAATTATGACAAGGATTGTGCTTGACTTTGGTGCAAATTGTGGTATGGTGTCCATTATGCAATCAATTAATCCTATAGCCAATACCCTGTTTTATAAAGAGCATATTACGGACACGCTTGACTTTCTTAAACGGGTTTATACGCCGGAAGTATGCGATAAATTAGAAGTTGATCGCCTTGATGACTTAATCAATAGAGATGGTTGCGCAGTTAGTAAAAAAGACTGGTTGAGACTTACGATAAAACAAGCCAGCCACAAATACCGTTTGACAAAACACGGCAAGGCCCGACAACGCGGACAATGCGATGTTAGAAGATATGTGCTTAACGCCCTGAAGCATGAATATACCACCTGCCCCGATTGTTGCCAGCAGTTCAAAACAAAGACTATGACCGTAGATCATATCGGCCCATTAAAAAAGGGCGGAAATAATAAATGGCGCAACTTGCGCCTGACTTGTGGACCGTGCAATAGTCGTAAGGGTGCAAAGGTTTATACTGATGCTCTACCGTTTTAAGACATTATGTCGCCATGCGTCAATATGTCACACTCCCACCTCGCACGCGTCAATAACTCGGTTTTATGCCCAGATTGTCACGCCAGCCAATAGATACAGGCTTTCTCCCCCGCTCTAAGATGGTAGACATAAATGCGGTTATGCGACAATCCTACAGGATGTCCTGTACCGCGTTGAAACGTGTTGGCAGCGTCAATACATAGGTCAAGCGTCAAGAGCGTCGAGCCTGGGCATAATGGCACAACACAGCGTCAATCGTCGGGCATCCTGTGAGGTCGAGCGATTAAACAGGCGGACAAGATCATAGAGGGGGGGGTATGCCATACCGGGTTGCCCAGGCCGGGGGGTGGTGATACTATATATTGCATATCCAATGCAGTCGGTTTTTTTCTGGCAGCTCGGCCTCAATTTCAGTTATCGTAAAATGACGAGGCAACCCAAAAAATCTCGCCTAAATTTGTTGTAAGTCGTTGCTATGCGTAGGCGCGTAAACTTGTTTTTAATATCATAGAACTTTTATGTTATATATATATAGTATAATAGGGCCTATTCGGAGCACCTGTAAACTTGTGTGGAGGATCAAACTTGCCTACGCAGATACGCAAAGTGATACAGGATTGATTAAAAGCGCGGTTTGAGGCCTACGCGAGCTGGAAAGGAGGCCTACGCGCCCTCTGGCTGATCTTCGAGGCTTGGCGGTGATAACGTCCAGATGTTGTGGCGGTGTCCACGAGAGAATGATATGCGGTCGGGATACTTTTTGACGAGGCGTCCGAGGTAGGTTCCGGCGGCATTAGACCAATTTAATAGTTTTTGGGAATCCCGCGAGTAATTTTCATCGGAAAAAAGCATTCTTTGTAGTTCGTCAGACTTGCCAGTCCATGAGGTGGCCATTGGAGAACTGAACAATACCGCGTCAATAATGGTAAGTAGGCGGTATTCAGGGGCCATTGAGTCAATAGTTTGCAAGAGATCGGGGTGGTGGAAGTGAGTAACACCGTAACGCTGGCCACGGACGGAATCAGGTATCTGCCAGTTGCACAGATAGTCAAGAAAGGCGGGTATTTCTGATACAAGTTGCTTCCATAACGCCTGCTGCTCCTCGCCGGTTTCGGATGGCATGGGCATTGGGAAGCTGGTGGCTCGTAGGATAATGATTTTGTCCTCAATGGAATCGTCTATGGGTGGTAACACCATAAGGTTTTCCGGCTCATCGTTGATGGAGATTGTTAGCCGCCAGAATGGGGTTAGCGTGAGAGCCTCGCTGTTTTTCTTGTGGCACCGCTGGGTATAGCAGGCGGCAATTTGCTTGATTTGTGCGCCAAAAGCACGGCGGGCGCGGATGTCGGTAGATGCCGACTCGTCTTCAATGCAAAGGTGTTCGGCTTTGAACATTTCGCTGTTAAACGAGGTGGAATCCACCATAAAATCATAGGGTTTGGCAGAACGTCCGCCGGTAATACGGGTGATTAGTAATTGCAGGAGCGACTTGCCGCAGTTGTGGGGGCCGCAAAGGGCGAGAGCTTGGCCTGGGCGCAGCTGCTTCTTTTGCAATGATTCGTAAGCGATCTTGAGCCATGCGAATAGATAGTCACGCTGGTTGTATTTTTCGTCTAAAAGCAAGCCAGACGCGATAGCATCTATGGTTTCCCATGTTCCCGCAACTGGTTCTATAATTTTGGGAGAGTCGGTAACAAGAATGCGTCTGCCATCAATTTCATAGAAGCCACTAACATAGCCTGCGAGAGAGCCGACGTAATCAACGTCTCTGGTGTCGCGCAATTTAATAATAAACTCGTCGGCTTCAGATACGTTTTCGCCTTTTTCCTTGTGCGGACGCAACCCACGATGGGCGAGTTCCTTCTTGAACTGCGATTCCGACAATGCGAGCCAGCAGTTACGCTGGTTTTTGAGCAGGTATTCTTTGTTGTTTTTGTCATAGAAAAATTCCTCTTTGTCTGGTGGTTCTGGAGCTGGGTCGAAATCTGGCGTTTTGTTATATATTTCACGCAATTCTTCGATAGTACCGCCAGCCGCAATCCAATCTGATGCGTCTTTAACTATTTTTTCATTGCGGTCTGGTAATTCGATTACGTGGATGGATTTTGCCTTATTGTAGAGAGCGACGGCAACAAGTTGGGCGTGCTTATGACCAGGTATATCCTTGTCGGTAATGATAATAACATCAGCATTTACAAGGGTTTCTGTATGGCGCGGGAGCCATTTGCCGGCCCCGCCGGAGTTGCAGGTGGCGCACAAGCCCAGTTTTTTTAGCGATTCTACGTCTTTTTCGCCTTCCACTACGAAAACGGAGTGTTTAGAATCTACTGATTCGACAACTTCGGAGAGATTATAGAGTATGCGGTCAACACCCGTTAGATTCCATATCCAACTGCCTTTACCATCAGGCCGACGCTGGCGGAAGTCCTTAGGGCTAAACCGAACAACCTGAAATAGTAGTTTGTTATCTACGTCAATATAGTCGTATGTTGCTACAATAACGGGTTCTTTTTTCGGTGGAAACAGGTCGGTCATCTGCAATCCCATATCGGCAACGATCTGTTCTGGTGTGCATCCGGCATGGCAAGTCATTAGGATTTTGCCATCTTTTCCTTCAGCAATAGATAATGATGGGGTTTTGTCTTCGTGTGACGGACATTCGCCTTGCCAACCGCCATTAATTTTTGTCACGTTTTTAAGCCTGCTTAGAAATTCCTGTATTATCATAGCTTCCTCCACGTCAATTTGAAGTATATTCGGCGTATTGTGTATGGGTGGAGTTTCGCGGTTTTGAGAATCCAGAGGACAAACTTACGATAGGTGGTAGTCATACACGACCTCACTTTCAAAACTCACCACGCCGTCATTTAGACCAGAAGAGCGAGAACCAGTGTCCGAGGCGGACGAGAGGGTCGCTGGAGACGGTTTCCCGTATCCGGGTCGTGTGACGGCATGGCTAAGTAGTTGGGGCATAGAATATCTCTGGTTCTTTGTTCTTCTGTAAGCACTCTACCATAAATCATGGGATTGTCAAGGTTTATTTTGATTTTATTTTTTCCTTGACATCCAGCCGTGTTATGCTAAGATTCACGGGTATGGGGAAAAAACCTACACTTCCTACAAAACACCTCAATAAATATCAGCAGGGAAAAGCTCAAAACCTTATGCCGGACAATGTTGTTCAAGAACTTTCCAATGGTGGAAACATTAAGGATTATGTTGCTGAAATAGAACCTGTTGCTCGCCAGCGAATTTGCGCGTTTATATCCACGTTTATGTCTGTAAGCAAGACCGCCGAAGCATGTGGTGTATCTACTGATATGGTACGCAAGTCGGTGCAATTACATCAAGACATTGTGCAATCTGCCACATTAAGCAGGAACATCGCCATAGCCGGACTTGCCGAACAGAAGGCCATCGAATTGCTTTCTGGGATGAATACAAATGAGATTGACCACGCCAAGAAGCCCCAGGCGATCAAGTATCTGGTGGATAGTGCCGACATAGCAAACCAGCATTTGGTGTCGAAGAAGGAGCAGTCCGAAGAATCAACCTTGGAGTTGGTATTTAAAATCCGTTCTAAAATGCAACCATCTCAAGAAAAAAAACACGTTGATGATGCAATAGATATTACTGAGGATATAATAACCGAAGATGGCCAGAAATAAAACAGTTGTATTAGAAGATTTAACTGGGCAAAAGTTCGATAGACTTTTGGTTATTCGTTGGTGGGGGAAAAATAAATTTAGAATGAATAAATGGTTGTGCCGATGCAAATGTGGAAAACAATCTATTTGTCTTGGACAACAATTAAAAAACAAAAGAGTGCAATCATGTGGATGTAAAGCAAGGGAACGATACAGAGATATGCTCGAAGATTTAACTGGAAAGAGATTTGGCTCTTTAACTGTTTTACATAGAATAAAGACAAACTTTTCTCATCCTATTTGGAAGTGTGTGTGTGATTGTGGGGAAGAAACCAATGTGGCTGCATCTAATTTGAGAAGTCATTCAATTAAGTCTTGCGGTTGTTACAGAAAAAAAAGAATGAGTACAATTGCGAGTAAATATCATGGTGCGTCGCATCCTCAATATAATTCAAACATTACGAACGAAGAAAGAAAAATAAAACGCAATGTTCCTGAAAATAGATTGTGGAAAAAAGGAGTATTAGAAAGGGGAAAATACACTTGTTCTGTTTGTGGTAAAACAGGCGGTTCATTGATCGCTCATCATTTAAACAGTTATCATTGGTGTAAAGAAGAAAGATTTGAAGTGGTCAACGGTGTTACTCTTTGCGAGTCATGTTACCATAAATTCCATAGAAAGTTTGGAATAAAGAACAATACGGTAATTCAGTTCAACCAGTTTAAAAAGGCACAATGATATGGAAGACCAAGGGGAAGCCAAAATTTATACTCTGTGGCTTGGCCACGAAAAGCTCGAATTTACTTACGAGCAAATTGCGGCTGACAAAGACTTGGAAAACGAATTGAAGATTTTGGAGAAGAAAAAGCTGGAATGCGAGATTGCTTGGTTTCACCCACACGGTTCTAAAAAACGCGCTTACGATTGTGGTTTTGATGTGGTGTCCACAGCCGATTGGATAAACGATCGGGAACATGATTTGTATTTGAACCAATCTCCCAATCAGGTAGGAAAGACATGCCATGCTGCTATCAAGGCAGCTGTTATGTCTATTCCATGCAATCCTGACTGGCGCATGTTTAAGAATGGTATTCAATATTTTGACTGGCAAGGAGCCAAAACTATTGTGGCGATGGGATACGACAAGGGTCAACTACGTGATGATTTGTGGCCGGAACTGCAAAAATGGATACCAGCCAGTGAACTTGGAGATTACAGAAGCATTACGTTGGGTGGCACACGCGAGCCGTCTTGGGATCGTGGGGCGCGGGTTACGCTAAAATGTGGCAGTAAAATTATACTGATTACGTATGATCAGTCACCGGCGGTCTGTTGTGGAATCAAGGCCGATATTGTTTTGGCTAACGAACAAATACCACTACCGTTCTTTATGGAACTTTCGCAACGAGGGAGAACACGCGGTGGAGTAAAATTTATTATGTCTTACACGCCGCATCTTGTTCCTGGAAGACCGGATTCTGGCATGAATAGTTTTCTTATAAATTTATGGACAGGGCAAGATACGTATGGGCGTTCTATTTTAAGAACAAGAATTTCTATGGATGATGTTCCTAACCATATTATTTCCAAGGAAGAAAAGAAAAAGGCTTTTATAGAACATGTAGATAATCCACGTAAGACTGGCAATCAGGCGGCAATCAGAGAAGGGCAGGCACGTTATTATGGTATAGCGCAACAGGTGAGTGGGCTGTATTATGATTCTATTGAAAAAGATATTCACTTCGTGCCGTGGACTTACGAAGATATAAAGGGAAAGGGATGGACACACTACCGAACAGGGGATCATGGCTTTACTAATCCAACCGCGTTTGGAATGTGGGCGGTGAGTCCAAGCGGGGATATTTTTTTATATGATGAATACTATGTTGCTAACAAGGAAATAGACGAACATGTTGCAAATATTATAAGACAATGCGGCAACGAGCGCAAGTTGGTGAAGAAAATTCAAGAAGGCAATGTATGGTATGATGTATATGAGGAAGTGTTTATACGCCAGGCATACGCAAGGTCATGGTTGGATTGGCATTGCTTTCAGAATACGGGCGGAGTCGGAAGATCAATAAATTTCTTTTACCAAATAGCAGGGATCAACGTCTGTGAGTCAACGAAGTTAGGTCAAGAACATCGTGCCCAAAACATGAGAGCATTGCTTAAAATAGACCCTAACAGAAAACACATGGTGACTGAAAAACTTGGTGCGCCGCGAATGTATTTTTCAAGGAAGTGTGTCAAACTCGCGTGGGAACTTGAACATTGTATTGTAGATACACGGGCTTTTGGTAACGCCAATCACAATCTTAAGGAAGTAAAAAAAAATGTTAACGACCACATGGTAGATGTTTGCGAGTATATGGCGAGTAGCGAAGCAAGGTATTTGGGTGACTACGCGAACCGGCAACCGAAAGAGTTAAAAAACATAAGTAACCACGGAGGGTATTAACATGAAGGCTAAAAACGATGTTGCTAAGTTAGAAATGAGTGATATTTTGTGTGGTGAGTATGAAAATCCGAAAAGATTTTCTGATAAATTTTTAGATAAATATAGTTCCGAGGAGGATTGCGGGTTTAGTATTGTACATACTAAAAAACTTATGGATTATTTTAATGACTCTAATCCAGTTACGTATGTTTTAGGTAGTTCTCAATGTTCTCCTACAGGAGAAAAATATGTAAAAATACATATTGAGGGTGATAGTGCAAGAGAGGTAGAAGGGGTGTTGTTGTGTCTTTTGAAGGAATATAGAAAGAGGTCAATAAAGAATGGTAAAAAATATTTGTATTGGAGACTATGGCCTTATATAAGTAGTATTAGTGATGACAAATGGCTTGGACGGGTAAGATTGTTGTATAGCAAAAAAGATGCACGCAAGATTGTTGGGGATTTATTTCGCAAAAAATGCAAAGCAAAGGAGTCTAAATGAAAATCGAACTCAGCGATCTCAAGACCATCGCCATGATTATCAACGAACCCGGCATGAAGCTCTACGAGCAGATGATTCACGATAAGATCAAGATGAAAAATGATATGACGCGGGTTACGGGAAACGCGCATGAGGACGGCGTTTTGAAGGGTGAAGTAATCGGCCACACCCACGACATTCAAATGATTCGGGATATACGCAAGCAGTTGGCAGAATTATCAAAGGAGGATGACAATGGATGAGTCAAAATTCCGACCACTCCGCGCTCTTATTCTTGTTCGGCGCGACACGCCCACCACCGAGAAGGGTGGTATCATCATACCAGAAAACGTCCAAACCTACGGATGGCGAGCGACAGTCATACGCGGCGGGCCGGATGCCAGCGAATATAAGAAAGGCGATAACATCCTGTTCCAGAAGGAATTTACGGTGCTCCCATTCAAAGATCGGACTCTGGCTCTGACGGAGGCCAAACATATACTGGCAAGACTGGTGGTGGAGAAGGACATAGAGACGATTAGACCGTGCAATCGGTTTGTCATGGTCGAACCAGACTCTGCAATACGCAAGGAAGGTGCAATAGAGTTGAGCGATAAGACCAATAAACCCGTCAAAACAGGTGCGATATTCCGGCGGGGGAATGATTGCACCGATATGAAATGCGGGTCAAAAGTGTGGTTTGAGGCTGGTTTTGGCGTGGATTGTATGGAAAACGATGTTCATTATAAATTGATTGACGAAGACAATATAATGGCAGTTGAAAAATAAAGCTTGACAAAGGGTTCAATTTATGCTTCAATCTGCGCCAGTTAAGAGCAAATCTTGTTCCGACGAGGAAATATCGCAAAAACTCAAGGAATTACGCGAAAAGAAGTCTTGGTTTCAAGTAACTATACGTGGCGCAAAGGGTATTATCAAGGAGCTTGTAGTATCTGAGACAAAAGTATTTGACGATCACCAGTAACTAACTTTCTATCAAGAAGTAGTACGGGGTCATTAGCCTTAACCGGCTGGTGACCTTTTTTTGTTGAGTAAAACATGGAACCAACCGAACAATTTTTAGAACGGCAAGAACCACCTGCCGACACCGTTATTAGTTCTGCGCCTGACGAGGGTGAGGCATCCATTCTTGACCTGTTTCCCAATTTTGCTGAGTCGGACGACATCACAGAAAAGACTAAGATACGGGTGCGGAGTCTGTTTTCAAGCTGTAGCGACCGTTCGGACTTGGAAACAATATGGAATAAAAACGATGAAATGTATCGCGTCAAGCCCGATGCTTCCAAAGATGACGTTCATCGCGCCAACGAATCTACAGGGGTATTCCACATTGGCGTGAACCAGCTTGTCAGTATGGCCTATAAGACATTTACGGAAAATCCCGACAACTACAAGTATGGGTTTCGGGGAATCATTGATGATGAGTCGGCCAATACCATCCGTGCGCGGAATGCCGAGATAATGACACTTCTGTTCCGCAAGGCGCAAGTTGCCACTAATTACAAGAGAAACCTGAAACGGGCGTTGCTTGACTGCTACAAGAATGGCACGTGCTTTGTGGCGATCCCGTGGGAAAAACAGGTTGTGGATTTGATCTATCGGGATAAGTCAACAGGAGGTCGCAAATCAAAATTATTCATAAAAAATAACCTACCCGGATTTGAGTTCATCCCGATAGACCAGCTTTGGTTAGATGAAAACATTGACGAGATGGAGTCGCAACCGGCTATCTATATTAAGAATCCGATTACTTGGAGCAAGTTGTTAGGTGACAGTAAGAAGAACAATGTTAAACTATTTGAAAAGGACGGTCAAGAAGGACTGCGTGATAAGTTCAGCAAGTATCTGGAGCATGTGTCGTCCTCGCAGTTTTCAATACCCAAGGCTGACCGGATGGATAATGCCGACAGGACGCTTGAAGATCGTACAGGCGAGCGGTATAAACATTGGTTTGTGTGGATAAACCTGCCAGTCAACAAGGATAGTAAAAAGTGGGACAAGGATGGCGCAGAGATTAGATGCCGTGTTCGGATTTTGGGCGATCCCGAAAGTTGTGAGATAATCGAGATACGTGAAAACATATTCCCTGGTGGCATTCCGGTGCTGGCGGCACACCAGACGGAAGACGATATTGGTATGTATCCGATAAGTTTGGGCGAGAAGATAGAAACGTATTACGACCAGATTTGCACGGCGATTGACCAGTTGATTGATAATCGGTCGAAGAATGTTCGACGCCCGATTGTGTATGATCCGATGCGAGTGGATGTTGATAAGTATGATTTTGGGCATGCCAATGCTGTTCCGTGTTCCGGTGATGTGCGGTCTGGGTTATTTGAGATGCAGATAGCCGATATGACGGCAACGATTATGCCGACAATCGCATATTGCGAACAGAAGGTGCGCGAGATATTGAACACTACGGATGCCGTTATGGGCATGGCGATGGGTGGGCGAACAAGTGCGAGCGAGTATGTGAGCGCGAAGGCGGCGGCTACCACGCCGATATTCAGCGATATGTCGAGCATAGAGGATGCTCTGATTGGTGAATACATGCGCCGGTTTTCACAGTATGTGCATACGTTTATGACGCACGAGGATTTAGTTGATCAGTTGGGGCCGGTAGGCGCGGAGTTCCAGTTTGAATTGGCTGACATCTACGCCATCGAGATGCGGGGAGTATCTGAGGCGATGGATAAGGCTACTAAGGTTCAAAACCTGTTACAGCTTTTTGGCATGAGCATGGACCCGGCAGCCAAGGGCAAGATTATGTTGAGGATTGCCGGAGCGATGGGCGTGGAGAATCCTGCCGAGTTTGTTGTGATTCCGGCCAAGGATCAAGCCATCAAAGCCGCCTTGTGGGAAAACAACGAGATGCTGGTTTTTTCGCAATGGGATGAACCGGAGCAGGGTGAGATGCACGACATCCATTTAGGTATTCATCAACAGGCATTATGGCAGGCACAACGCGACAAGAACCAGAATGTGCCGATGATGGTGCAACATATTTCAACGCATCAACAGCTTAAACGAAGTGAACAGGCAACTGGGGCGATTAGTTCAATCACGACAAACGGGCAGTCGTCGAACGTCGCTCCGTTGCCTGGAGATGTTAGCGGCCAACAAATTTCAGGTTCGTTAGGAAACGCACAAGGGGGATCGCCCGTATCCTCTCAACCAGAGGCTCCGCCCGAAGCACTCTAACAGGAGACAGTAAATGACAGTAGAAAAATTGGATGGACTTTTGCCCGAAGTTCAACCGCCCGAAGTGCAGAAACCGCCGCAAATTACAGAACCTACGTTGCCTGACGTAACGGAACCTGTTGATGAAGCGGCGAAACTCAAGGAACAAACCGAACGTGAAAAATCAGAAATGGCGGAACAACTCAAAGCCGCTAAGGAAGAAAAAGAGACGTTGGAGAAGCGCCTGCGCGATAATCAAGAGTATATTAGCCGGACGCGCAAAGACGAAACTCCTGAAGTGGTTAAACCAGCGAGGACGTTTGAAGACTATCTTAGCGATATTGACAAAATCGTAGATAGTGATTTTGAAAACGATCCCAAGGTAGGTCTGAAGAAAGTAGCGCGAAAGTTAGCATCTGACATTGCCTATGACCGTGACTTAATGCAACAAGGTTATGAGAAACGGTTGGCAGAATCAGAGGAGCGTGCATTTAAGAAAGTCATGTCTCTTAATCCCGAAGTTGGGAAAGCGATGCACGAGGTTGAGAAACTCGATGAGGAACGGCCAGACCTGAAGAATTTGACATTTGAACAGAAGCTCGAATTTGTGAATATGAAAGGGCAAGGAACCGTTAAACGCGAAACCAATAACCGCAATATAGTTGACCGCGAACGTGAGTTGGGTGGCGATGTCAGCGGAAGTCGGCAGGCGTCGAAAGGCGGACAGATGCCAGGATGGGTAAATGATCCGACTGTTTTGAAGGAGGCACAGGGACACTTTGATTCCAAGCAAGAGATGGCTGATTGGGCTAACCCAGAAAAAGCCAAAGCAATGCATCTGCGTAAAATTAAAACAGCTTAATACTAAAGGAAATTACCCATGAATGACAATGAAAAAACGACAGGAACGACAGTGGAACCGGAAGTCAAACAACGCGGCAACCCGAACTGGATAAAGAAGGCGAAGGAAGAAACTACGGCTCACCCGATAAAACGCGCCGAAGTTTTAAGCGAAATGAGAGCGATTACCGACCGTTGGGAAGTAAGAAATAAAGACCCCAAAATGCACTATGTCTGGGGTCACAAGGATTCGGACGAGGAAATGAACGAATTTGCCCAAAAAAGTTACGCGCCCGCCCGTGGCCGCGAGCAGATTATGGGAAATCCATTCGAAGCCAAAGTTGACGACGAAGGGAAGACGAAGGAACGCGGTAACAGAATACTCATGTGTTGCCTGAAGACCGAGTATGATGCCCGCAATGTGAAACGTGCTAGCAAATATGTTGGTGCGAAGAAAGCCGCAGAGTCAGATGCCCGTAAGATGATGAGCGGTAAGAAGGGCGTGGTCGTTGAGGCTAACGCCAGTACTGAAACTCGGAGAGAAGGTCTTGCAGAAGAAACATAAAATGTGAAAACAAAGATATATGTTCTATGCGAACCAAGCGGGAAAATACGGTATGTAGGTAAGACAAGCAAGTCTCTTTCCGCAAGATTTTCAGGACATATTAGAACTGCACGATTTGGGGAAAAGACACATAAGAGCAATTGGATAAGGTCTCTTTTGTCAAAAGGTTTTTTGCCTAATATTCAATTCGTAGGAGAAGTGGATGGTAATGGTGCCACAGAGGAAATTGCTTGGATAAAATACTTCCGCGATGAAGGTGTTGTTCTTGTTAACGGAACTGATGGTGGCGAGGGTTTTAAAGCGAAACGAGGTGCTTGTTCTTTAGAACATAGAAAAAAAATTGGCGATGCTCTTCGCGGAAAACATCATTCTTTAGAGGCTCGAAAACACATGGGTGAGGCTCAAAGAGGACGCGTTTTTTCTGCTGAACATTGCAGAAAAATTAGTAATGTCAAAAAAGGAACTATTTGTTCTTGGGAAACTCGCCAAAAAATAAGTAAAATAATTAAAGAATGGTGGGAAAAAAGAAAACAAGGAGGGTAGGTTATGGCAACACGCGTAATGAAAACTATGGCGATTTATCGCCAAGAGGGGAAAAACGGCACAACCATTGAGGATGCCGTCGGTGAAGATGTTGGCGAGACATGGAAAATGGGTGCGCCCCTTTCCCGCGAAACAGGATCAACGGGGTCTATTGTAGAATGGCCCGGAACTACGAATGCCACGCTTCCGATAGGGGTTGCGGCAAAAGATGCGACAGGAGTTACTGGTGCCTCCGTTCCTCATTATGAAGCCAATGATTATACTCTGTTTGAAGCCTCTTTGATTAACGATACTACAGCCCATGTACTTGTGGTAGGCAATTTGGGTGTAGCATATTCACTGATTAAATCAGGAACTAATTGGTATGTTGATATTGCCGATGTAGTCACAAAACTCGTCGAAGTTGTTGGGTTTATTGATCCCGTTGGTGATACAAATCCCAGAGTCATTGTGCGATTCATCGGGGATCATCAGGCGAATGTATTGCAGGCGTAATTTGTTGAAACGCATTGCCCGGTGCGTGTTAATTGCCCATTGGTCATTCTATTTTAAGCCCATAAAAAGAATGATATGTGTTTGAAACTTAATTGAAATAAGGAGAAATGTTATGGCGACAACTCGTGTAAAACGAACATTCGCTATTTACCGTCAGGAAGGTAAAGATGGGGCGATAGTCGATAAGACTGGTGCCGTTGGCGAAGCGGCGAGCCAAGACTACAAGATTGGTGCTCCGTTGGAATATACTGCCGGAACTATCGAAGCTCTTGCAACTGGCGGCGCTGATACCGGGCAGGTTATTGGTATTGCTCTCAAGGATGCTACTGGAACCACAGGAGCCGCTGTTCCGTACTATGAGGCTAATGATTACAACCTGTTCGCTGGAACATTGATTGCAACCACGAGCGATCATGTATTGGCAGTAGCTAACCTTGGTGCAGTGTATGGGATACTTGATTCCGGCGATGACTGGTATGTTGACGTTGACAATACAAGCCAGAAGAAAGTGGTGATTGTTGGTTGTATTGATCCCATCGGCGATACCAATGCCCGCGTGATATTCCGCTTCTTGGGCGGTATGCAGACCAGGGTGCTCCAGTCCTAAATGACAGAAACAGGAAAACGTAAAAAGGAAATAAGTTATGGCTATTATATCTGCTAATATGGCGAATCTTTTTGATGCACGCATCAATAAAGCGTTCTATCAATACCTGGGTATGTACCCGGAGGAATACACCAAGTGGTGCGAAACGATGGGTTCCAAGAAACAGTATGAGCAGGTTTCGCTCTATAGCGAACTTCCCATGCCTGCGGTATTGGGCGAATATGAAAACGCTCCCGAAACCACCTTCAAACAGGGGCCGGTGCGGACGTGGACTCATGTGAAGTACGGGTTCAAACTGATCGCTTCAGAGGAAGCTCTTGAAGACGAACTGTTCCCGGTGATCGTGGCAACGGCTGGTAGTATGGGCGAGGCGATGAAACATCGTATTGAAACCCAGGGTGCGTATGACATGAATAGCGCATTCACGGTCAATACGGTTGGTGCGGCTAATACGGCTGACGAAACTCTGTGTGCTACTTCTCACGCCACCTTCACGGGTGCTGGTGGAGCAGCGCAGGCGAATCGTCCGACGGACGTTACGTTAGGTGCAGATTCGCTTTGGGCTGGTGTTGACAACTTTGCTGGTCTGAATGATCACGAAGGCAACCCGGTCATGGCGATCCCGCGCAAATTGATCATTCCTGCGGCTCTGGAACGGGCAACGATTGAGATTTTACAATCAACCGATGTTCCCTACAAGTCCACGAATGAGAAGAACGCGATTCAGTCCAAGGGTCTGACTTATGAAATCGGTCACTACCTGACGGCGAGTGCTGCTTGGTTCTTGGTGACAGATAAGAAGCCCATTCGGTTCTATATGCGGCGTTCTCCGTCTGTGAAACCGGATAATGATAGCACGAATGATTCCCGTAGTTGGGTGATTACGTGCCGATTGAGTCATGCTCCGTATGACTGGTATCAGATTTACGGCACGGACGGCGTGGCGTAATAGGTCAGAAACGACTAAAAAGGTTAGGGCTGGGTCGGTTTAAACCCGATCCAGCCTACCCCACAAAGGGAGAAAAGGTTATGAGCGATGAAATTAAGAAAGAAAGAGAAGTTAAGAAAGAAGTTAAAAAGGATGCGGCACCTGACCTGGCAAAACAGGTTGCGAATGTTGTATTTACGGTACGCAAGATGAAAAACTGGTTGGAAGAAAAACTGGGTGCGGACCTTGACGGCGATGGCCGCGTTGGAAGTGGCCCGTATAACAAGGTTAAGAAGCTCGGCGTATTGCTGGCGGTTGTTGGGATGGCGGCTGTCTGTTCGGCGGCTCCGTATAATACGAATATTGCGGTGTGGGTTGTTGATTCGTCTTATATTGATGAGAACGGTGGCATTCATGCTCCGGCAATGTATGTGGATGACTTCACGGTTGTTGACGATGTTACGATAGATGGCAGTTTGGATATTGGAACAACGCTTGGCGTTGATGGCATAGTATCTGCCAACAGCAACCTCGATATTGCCGTAAACGGTACGGTGGGTGGAACTTTTGGCGTCGATGGCATCTTATCAGCTAACAGCAACCTTGATGTTGCGGCAGAGGCGAATATTACAGGGTCTATATCCAATACTGCCCTAACGGCCAGCAAACCAGTGTTCACTGATTCCGATAAGGTTTTAACATCCACCGGCACGGTGCCTGTTGACCAAGGCGGTTCTGGTGCGGCTACTTTCACCGATGGCGGCTTGTTAGTTGGCGCGGCGGCGGCGGCATTTGAAGTATTGGCGGTTGGAACTGATGGCCAAACTATTATCGGCGCGTCATCGGCTAACCCCACTTGGCAGACAATCACTGGATTGTTCTCGTATAATGCAAGTGGCGTTGCGGCTGGTACTGCTGGATATTTGTTGCCTGCATACAACGGTACTGCGGTGACAAACCTCAGTGCCGCTAATATCGCTGCGGCTGGTACGCTTCCGCAGTTGAATGGTGCTGCTCTCACGGCGTTGGATGCAGCTAATATTACAGCGGGTTCTGTTGCGTCAGCGTTTAATGGTGGTTCGATCACGAACATCGGTGACGCAGCTATTGTTGCTGATTCGATCACAGCGGCTAAGATGGCTACGGCCGTTCAGACGAGTCTTGGACTTGCTGATACTGCCGCCCAAGCCGCCGATGTATGGGGCGCGCCTACGGCTACCCCGTCCACAAACCAACTCGTCAACACAGTGGCGATACAGGCCAAGAACGCGGCTGGCGGCGATCTGTCTGAGTTCCGTTTGATCCGTATCTGGACGAGCGAAACCAGTATGGGTGCGGCCAGCACGAATAACATCGAAACGCTGGTGCTATCAACCGGGACCGCAGTTGATACCGTGGTTGCCCATGCCGATTATCGGTATGTTACGGCCACGGACGGCTCGGCTGTTGCGACGATCACCGGCACGGCCACTGGAACCAACTACGTCATGCTCTCCGATGGTTCATCCATCAGCGCGACGGCGGTTACGTTCGTTCCGTAACGACAATTAAACCAACGGGGGCGCAGGCCAATCCTGCCCCCCAGCGGGAGGAATATAAATGAAACAAATATGTTATATGTTGATCGTTGCGTTAAGCGCCACGGTGCTGATGGCTGGCGGGATTGACCAGATGGTTTTGAAGGCTGCAAGTGTGAATACGAGTTCTACGGCAAGTGTAACGTCCAGCCCAAAGATCAGGGGCTGGCTCGAACGCATTGATATGACGTTTGCCAATACCACGTCAACGGTGTATCTGACTATTTCGGCGTCAAACGCAATGAATAGTATTGAGCGGACATTACTTTCAGTGGATGCTCTGGCAACAGACACGTCCTATATGCCACGTACTCCGGTTCACACGTCGGCTGGAGCCGTGGTTACAACTAATGGTGTTACGCGATTTCCGTTACTCGACGAGAAGATTTATCTGTCGGTTACCGGTGCGGCATACAATGGGCAGAATGTCCAGGCAACGATAATCTATGAGCGGCCATAAGACTGCCGCAAGGGGGTTTTATGTCAACCGTTCAGAACATCTTACAGAGTTCCTTGCTTAAATTTGGGCAATCGCAAGATAACCAGCGATTTGTTGATGATTTTTACAATGCGATAAACGATTCTCAAAACGACATCTGCACAAGTCGTTCTTGGGGATTCCTCCGCACATCCGCTACAGTAACGGCGACCGATTCCACGCGTGCATCATCGCTACCATCGGGCTTCGGCAAGGCGTATGATATTTCTGGTGCGTTTCGGATTCTTACGCCATCCGCGAATGCGGGTAGTATTATTGAACTACAAAGTTATGAGAACTGGTTATCCAATAATTACGAGGATGGAACGACAGAGGGAACGCCGTCTTTGGCTTATATCCTCGGCAGTTCAATTTACTTCTCGCCGATACCGGACACTACATATACGGCCTCATTGATATACTATAAGATTCCAACGGCCATCGCTGACACCTCGACGGCGATTACTGTGCCTGACGTGTATCAGGAGTTGTTGAAGAAAATGATCTGGCGGAGACTTCAAGACGCGGGATATAGTAGTGTCCAAGAGCTGCAAATCAGTGACCAGGATATTGCGCGGTTGATGAATAATGCGGCGCGGGATGATGCGAGAAAGTATGGTGGTTTTACGATGAATCTTAATAAGTCTTCATTTACACGGAGTACAGTATAATGCCAGAAAGAGGATCATGGGCGGCTACGTGGGTTCCTATCAATTCCAAGTTTCCGTGTTCGCTTTCCAAAGATGCTTTTCCTGAAGTGTTGAAGGATGGCGAAACGCCGGATGCTTATTCACTTGGGATTGACAAGCCGGGGGTGCTTTATTACCAAACCACACCATCGGTAGGCACGGCATGGAACGGGATTGCTGTGGTAGCTACGCCGACGAATACGCCGCTGACGGGAATACAGGTTTGGAGATTTGCACATAATCGGCTTTGGGGTTATCAGACGACGACTAACCGATTAACTTATGGAGCCTACGGATATTTGACTTCTTATGTGCTTTCGGATTTGGGCTATGTGCCGGTAGATTTTGAGTCAAGTAACATTACTCAGATTGTTCCTTTCGGAAATCAAATAGCCATGTTCAAAACGGATTCGCTCTACGTGATACGTAACGCTGATAATCCGGGCGCGGTGATGGTTTCCGAGTATTTGGCACAGGCATCTGGGCTTCCGGTAGCTGACAACGTGATTGCCGTGGACAATGTTCTTTACTGGTGCAATACACACGGAGTCTTTTCATACGACGGCCAGAACATCGTTGAACTTACTGAATCCATACGCAATAACTTGGGGACTTTCAGTTCCACTCTTATCACTTCCCTGACCGCCGATTTCCAGCAACGCCGGATAATCGGACTGAACGGGGCGACGACCAAGTTTATAATCGTATTGGGGCAAACACCGGAACTCTATGATTATTCTGGAACGGGGTTCAGATTTACGACAAGGACGTTGGTGGGTAAAGAGGGTGAGCCGTTCCTCATAGATAAAGTTTCTTTTGTGTATCAGTATAGCGCGGGTGACTATGCTACTTGTGACCTCGATGTAAAAATTAATGATGATTGGAAAACCGAAAGCCAGTTCAGAATCACACCGGCGAATGATAACGGACGTGCTGAGTTTGCGTTGACTCATGCGTTGTCATGCCGCAAGTTTGCGTTGCGAATCACGGCCATGAGCGAGTCGCTGTATATCTCAAACATTTTAATTCACGTAAAATCCGGAGGCGTTCAAGGCTACTCAAATTCCTAATGGAGGTTTTATCATGCCATATCCCTACGACATTCAAAGGCCAACACGGTTAAGAGTTCCGAATATGTTTGGCGATCCCTACACATCAACACCGGCAATGCAACAGCAACAAGGGGTGTTTGCCCCTTCGCCACCGGGGAGTCCGGTTCCTCCACGTTCTCCGAGTCCAAAGGGGCCGTTTCCTACGCCTGCGCCTACGCCTGGGCGAGTACCTGAACGCGAATCTTTCGCTGGTACACCATATACGCCGCCTACTCAACCTGCGCCGAAACAGAAAGTTGAGATCACGCCGTTTATGAACACACTCTACGGGAGCATGAAAAACATTGACCCCGAACAGCGGGTGGAGTATCTGCAAAATGCAATGTCTGGCATTAAGAGTCGTCTGGATAAATATGAGTTTCGGCTGGTGCGAGGAGTCCCATTG